TGACGGTGGCCGCTGACACCAGCATCTTTCCCTATGGCACGGTCATTCTGATTGAGGGCGTAGGGATGAGGGTGGTTCAGGATACCGGCTCACTCATCAAGGAAAATGCCTTAGATGTGGCCGTTGGCACCCATGCGGAAGCGATTTCGTGGTCGGGCTGGGGTTCTCACAAGGTCTGGATTGTGACGGGAGGTGAGACGGATGCCGCTGAATGAGTACGGCGAAAAGCTGGATTCCAACGGCTATGCACCCAGCATCCTGCATGATAAGCCGGTCTGCCTGATCTGCGGGCGGTATGGCACAGCACGGCATGAGGTGTACTTCGGGAGCGCCTACCGGGCAAAGAGCAAGCGTCTGGGCCTGTGGGTGACGCTTTGCCCGTGGTGCCATCAGAACGGCCCGACCGCCATCCACAACAACCATGATGCTGATCTTCGGCTGAAGCGCTGGGCGCAGAAAAAGGCTATGGAACACTATGGCTGGCCGGAAGCCCGGTTTATTCAGGAATTTGGGAGGTCGTATTTATGAGTGAAAAATGCCCGATTATTGCCATTGATCCGGGCAACAGGCAGAGTGCCTACTGCGTTATTGACTGCAACACCTTGAAGCCGCTGGAGTTCGGCAAGGTCGATAACGAAGAATTGCGCAACAAACTGGTTTTTGCCAATGAACAGGGCTGGCAGTGGGCGGTCATTGAAATGGTGGCTTCCTACGGCATGGCCGTGGGCAGGGAAGTTTTTGATACCGTCCTCTGGATTGGGCGTTTCTATGAAGCATTGTCCATCCAGATGGCGCAGAAGCCGCGGCTTCTCTGCCGCATCGAAGAAAAACGGCACATTTGCCATGATAGCCGGGCAAATGACCCGGCCATCCGGCGGGCGCTGATTGACCGTTTTGCAACCCACGATTTGAAAAACGGAAAAGGCACCAGCAAAAACCCAGATTTCTTTTATGGCTTCAAGGCGGACATCTGGGCGGCATACGCCGTCGGACTGACCGCCATCGAAAACCACAACAACGATTACAAAATTTCATCTGATTGCTGAAAGGAGTACATACCATGAGCGAAATTTCCAACTACGAGGCCCAGAAGAAAAAGCTGCAGGGCCTGTGCGATGAGCACAACTTCACGTTCCGCTTCTTCAAGGACCGCTATCCCATCACGCTGGTGATCACCCCCATCAATGACGTTGCCACCCAGATGGATATGCTGGGCAATGTGGAAGAAACCGGCTATTGCAGTCAGGATTCTTCTATGTGCTGGTACTTTGAGAACAGCGAGCTGAAGACCAAGGTCAAGGGTACGTTCAGCATCGACAAGGTTCTCCGCACCAAGATTGAGAACATCCTGCTGAAGATGATCTCTTTCTGGCAGCAGTTCTTCTTCCGTGACCTGATGGAGAACGGCAAACTCCGCAATTTCGGCGTGCCGGTGCCTGATGTGCCGGATTCCAATTCTCAGAGAGATTCCCAGCAGGACACCAAGCAGGAGACCCCGCAGGACGACACCGACGATGAACCGGCCGAGGACTCCGCTGAGGACGATACGGAGGAATAACCGATGGCAAAGGCAACGGCAGTGCGAAATATCCGGGACGACCACCAAAAAGCATTCCTGAAAATCTTCAACAGTCTGTGCGGCCGGTTCAATCGGTGGCAGGTCTGGCAGGACTTCGTGATGGTGACCGCCATTGAGATTTCCAATGCCACCGACAAACAGAATGCTCCAGAGCGCACCAAAACCTATCAGACCATCATTTCCAAGTACAGCGATGCCGAGCAAAATAAATTTGCTGAATTGCTGGCCGAGGTCATCATGGGAATGGAGCAGAACCCCGACCAAGATTTTTTAGGGGAACTGTACATGCTCTGTGAGCTGGGCAACGATGCATCCGGGCAATTCTTCACCCCGTATGACGTTTGTAGGTGCATGGTGGAAATCTCCGGGGGAAGCGACCCGGCGGCAGAGAATGCCGGATTCTTTTCGGTTTCGGACCCGGCCTGCGGTGCGGGCGCACTGCTGATTGCTTTTGCCAACCTGTGCAGGAGAAAAAATATCTGCTACCACGACAAGGTGCTTTTTGTGGCGCAGGATATTGACCTGATTGCAGGACTGATGTGCTACATCCAGCTCAGTTTTTTAGGCTGTGCTGGATATGTAGTCATCGGGAACACCATTACAGAACCAAGCACCGCGTATGATCGCCGTGGGCTGCTCCCGGCGGGGCCGCAAAGCAGGATTTGGTACACACCGTTCTTTTCTACGGACATTTGGTTTCTGCGCCGCCAGTGGGCGCAGATAGAACTTCTGATGAAGCCTGTCTGCCGCCAGACCGAGCAAGCAGAGCCGGAACACAAAAAGGATGATGCTGCACCGCCGTTGTGTGAGACCAAGACCGGGCAGCTCACATTTTTCTGAAACCATGGAGGAAAATAAATCATGGCAGAGATCACGAACATTGCGTGCAGGAGACTGCATCCGCACCCTGACAACCCCCGCAAGGAACTGGGGGATTTGACGGAACTTGCCGCCAGCATCAAAGAGAACGGCATCTTCCAGAACCTGACCGTTATCCCCGGCCACTACCTCAACAGCCGGGAGTACATTGCGAAGTGCGTTGACGAGGGCGGGGATGCCGCAGCAGCAGCGGCAGCATGGACACCCAAGGCTGTGTGGTCCAGCGATGACTACACCATCATCATCGGGCATCGCCGGGCCGCGGCCGCACAACAGGCAGGATTGTTTGAAGTGCCCTGCGTGGTCGTGGAAATGGACGAAAGGGAACAGCTGCAAACCATGATGATTGAGAACATGCAGCGCAGCGATTTGACGGTCTATGAACAGGCACAGGGCTTCCAGATGATGATGGACTTTGGGCAGACCGTGGAGCAGATCTCCGACAAGTCTGGCTTCTCACAGTCCACCGTTCGGCGGCGTATCAAGCTGCTGGAACTGAACCACGACAGCTTCAAGAAAGCCGAAAAGCGCGGTGCAACCCTGTCTGACTTCGCCCAGCTGGACAAAATCGAGGACTTGGAAGCCCGAAACCGGGTATTGGAGACCCTCGGCACGCAGAACTTCAACCGGGCTATGCAGGATGCGCTGAACACGCAGAAGTGGAACCATTACCGGGATGACATCATTGCTAAACTTCAGGAGTTCGCAAGGCGAGTAGATGATGCCGACAGGCAGAAATACTCCTACGTGAAAAGCTGGGGCAGCTGGAAAATGAACTGCAAAGACGAGTTCACCGTACCTGATGATGCCGGTAAGGTCGAATATGTGTTCGAGGTTGGCAAAACTGACATTATCCTCTACAAGAAGCGAGATGCAGCTGTCGAGGACGAGGAAAACGCCGCACGAGAAGCGGCACGGGCTGCTGACGAGCTTGCTCACGAACAGTTCTCCAGCACAACCAAATTCATGTATGAGTTGCGCCGGGACTTCGTGAAAGACCTGACCCCGGCAGAGTGCAAAAAGCATTTTTCGGCCATCATGGAATACGCCACACCGCTGCTGTCTGGGTACGGCCGAGTAAGGGATGATGAAAATGTGCTGCATCTGCTCGGTGTTGCCTTGGACGAACAGGTTCAGGATGACACCGAACTGGAAGACACACTGAAAATGTTCAACGCCTATGATACCGAGCCGGAAAAAGTTCTACTGGCAATGGCCTTTGATGCACAGGACGGCGAGCGCACGGGTTATTGGAGCACCATCTGGAGCAGCGAAGCGGGCAAGAGCGTGTATAAGCACAACGAAAACATCCCCCTCAATCGTACCTATGAGCTCCTGACAGCCCTCGGCTACGAAATGGCCGATGATGAAAAGGCTCTGCAGGAGGGCACCCACCGGCTTTTTGCGGTGTATGGCTCCGGCAGCAAGGCGGACACGCCCTGCGATAAGTGCAAAGTTGCTCACCCTGAATGCGACAAGTGCTGCAAAACTTGCGATGACCACTGCAATGCGTTCCAGCTGTGCAGAAAGGAGTATGGCGAATGACCGACCTTGTAAAGTGTGACCGCTGCGGCACACCGTTCAGCATCCAGACAGCCGGCATCCGCAGTACATGGAGCGGCGATTACATGGTGCAGTATTTCACCTGCCCCGGCTGTCACCATCGCTATCAGATTCTGACCACGGACACTGAACTGCGCCAGACCGTTGAACGGCACAAGAAAATTGCCGCAAAAATCCGTATGGGGCAGAGCAAGCATTTCCGGCCGGGAACG